GCAAGGACCAGTCGATGCACTCGGCTGCAGTGCGCCACTTCTGCTGGCCCTTCTTCGGATTCTTGGCGTGGGTAGGCTCCGGCCAGACGATTGGCTGGCCATCACACCGAGCGATCATGAACAGGCGTTCCCGGCTGGTCGGAGCGCCGAAGTCGCAGGCCTTGATCACGCGCCATTCCACCTGGTAACCCAGGCCTTCCAGGAGTGCCACGAATCGTTTCCAGGTCGTGCCCTTGCGCTTTGGGTCTGGCACGAGGAACTGGTTCGACACGGGCACCTGTTCGCCGGGCTCGGCCACGCGGTTGATCTTGCTCTTGGGCTTTGTCGGGTGTGGGACCAAGTCCAAGGTGACGACCCGGCCAGTTGCTTTATCGCGCTTGGCGATCAGCGGGCCCCACTGCAGGATCTGCTTCACGTTCTCCAGGCTGATCACCCTGGGCTGCTTCTTCCCGGCCCACTTCAGGCCGATCCACGACAGGTTCCGGATCTCACGCTTGCGCGGTTGCCCGCCGGCGGCCTGGCTGTGATGCGTGCAGTCGGGGCTCATGTGGAACCAGCCGACGCGGCGCCCCTGGCACTCTTCGTCCGGGTCACCCTCGAACACGTCGGTGGTGAAGTGGCGAGCGTGCGGATGGTTGGCGGTGTGCATGCTGATCGCCGCCGGGCTGTGGTTCTTGGCCACGTCCACCGGACGGCCCAGGCCCATCTCCAGGCCGGTCCCGGCGCCGCCGCCACCGCAGAAGAAGTCAACGACTATCTCGTCATCCTGTGGATCCAGGCCGAGGCCGTACTGGGTCTTGAAGTCGAACGGATTCTTTTTCTGGAATGCAGACATGGGCGGTCCTCGCCTGGGCGGCGTGATTCGTTATCGTTTGAGAGGGGAAGGCGCTGGCGGGCAGCGCTTGGAAAAAACCCAAGAGGAAATGGCGACGGCCAACTGGAATCCTTGATGTGACACACCAGGACACCACCTCTTGGAGCATTACCAAATGAAGAAACTGAAACGGCTGAACCTGATCGTCCTGCTGGCGCTGAACCTGCTTCAGCTGTGGAATGAGCTCGTCCAAGCAGCTTGGCCTGGTGGCCTGTGCTGACGCGCTGGCGGGCAGCGCCGGAGGGTCAGGCGGGGTCTGCGATAGGCAGCAGAACCTGAGATGGATCAATTGAGCCGGCAGGGCGAACGGTGTTGAAGCCGGTTTCTACTGACGATAAAACCCTGATCCAGTGGCTTTCGCGCTCGGTGATGTAGGCTGCCCGGTTTGTGCAATCATCCGGGTAAGCGATCACCTCGATAACGGAAAACTCCCAGTCGGTTATGTCCGATCCGCCCAGTGCCGCGTGGAACTTGCAGCTGGTTGGGTTGCTCAGGTGCTGCCACCAGCGCAGCGTAAATGGCTGGGTGGTCTGGCCGATGTAGACGCGGCCGCTGGACTTTTGTCGCACCTGGTAAATCACTGGCGGCGACCGACCCTCGCTGGCCAGGCGGAACTCCGACAGGTCTCGAAACTTGGCGGCCGTCTGGCACGCCTCGGTACAGTAGTCGTGGCTTTTCGTTTCCGTGTGCGGGTCGTTGTACTTGTCGATCAATCTGAAGGCGGTGCCGCACTCCTTGCACGACCTGCTTTCGAATCGGCCCAGTAGGTACGTGTCGCTCTCGTCGATCGGCTGAATGTGCAAGAGATACTCGTGCGCTTCCATGTCCTTGCGCAGTACGCGTGACGGGAACTTGCGTTCGTATTGATCCTCGACCGTGGCTTTCGCCGCCTTTCGGTCAGTAGCCTCGACCATTCCGCTGAACACTGGCGGCCAAGCCCACTCAGCCTCCCCATAAGGGCCCTTTGCCGGGCGGCGGCCTTTGATCTGGTAATAAAACTTAGCCATGGATGCTCCTTGCAGGCGCTGCCCTAGCTGGATAGGCGTTCTCAAAAAGGATTGGGTAGCTAGTCAGAAGCCTCCGACTAGTGTTGTATGTGCTGGCAATCTAATGCCTCGGAGAAATCAGATGACGGATACCATTGATCACAAGTCGGGCCGACCTATTGATGGCGAGCTTGTTGCAGCTGGAGCCGGAGCTGCCACGCTGATAACGCTGGCTGTTCAGAATAAGGAGGCGCTTGTGGCCGCAGGGTCTGCAGCGGTCGGAGTAGCTGTCGCCAACCCTAAACTCACCGCTTCCGTCGCCGCAGTCGCAACTATTGGCTACGGGATTTACCGGCTCACTCAGTCCGGCACAAAGATCGAGTTCGGCAAGTTCAAGTACGAGCGGAAGTAGTCTAGGTATTGAAACGAACTCCGGCGCGCGCGGATCAGGCGGCTTTGCGAACAGGTACGGCGCGAAGGTGGTCGTTCTCGTCGGCATCGCCAAGGTACGGCTTCAGCTCGGCGCGGGTGTACTTGCCAGCCTGGGTCGTGTCGCTGGTGTAGCCGCTGTAATTCGGGCCGAAGTAGGCTCCGCCGTGGCGGTCAGTCCAGATCATGTAGAGCGACTCCTCGGGCGGGAACAGGATGTTCTTCAGTACCTCGGCGCGCTTGAAGTCCAGCTTCGCCGCGGCAGCCGACATCAGTGATTCCAGTCGCTTGCGGCGTCGCGCCTGATTCACCTTGACCCGGGGAAGCTCAGGCGGAGCCACGTACAGCTCGCGGCAGCATTCGTTGGTGTAGCTGTACGGCCCGGTGGCCACCCACCACATGTTGTTGATGTTGTAGAGCGCGGTCCCGCGCTGCCAGCGACCCTCGTAGTCGGTGAACCAGACGGTTTGGCCATGCTCCAGCATCTGGCCGTCCGCCGACCGCAGGTTGCTGCTCATCCAGGAGCCGGACTTGTACTTTTCCCAGTCGACACCTTTGAAGTGCACGCTGCTCTCGTAGTGGAGCTGGATACGCTCCATGGCTGTGAGGTTCCCAGGACCGACCTTGCGTTCATGTTGGCGCATCCACTCCTCGTCGAAGTAGTAGCCGCTGAAGATGTTGCAGAGGTAGGTACGGATCCGTCGGCGGGTGCGCTCCATCTCCAGGCGCATGAGGTACGGCATGTGCATTTCTTTGTCGTTCTGGTACCGGCCATCGTGGTCAGGCCGATCGGGTGCGTTAACGTTTTGGAACATCTGGAAGGTGATCGAGGCGCCGGAAAGCTCCAGATCGGCTTTCAGGTCGCCCTTGCTGCACACGCGCTTGTTGCGGCGGAAGTTCTCGGCAATGCCGTACTGGTCGCGCTTGTCACGCTCCTTCAGCTCTGGCATGGCGCAGGTCCAGCCCAGGCGGTTGAGCGTCTGCACTATGCGCTTCAGCACCTGGTTGCGGTACTCGCGCTCCCAGGCCTTCTCTTGATCCCAGGGCTGACGACCGGGATGGGGCTCACGGATGATGATCTCGGCATCACCGAAGATGATGCTGGCGCTGCGATTGAGCTGTGGCATTGTTTTTCTCCATGCATGCGCCGCCCTCCGTGGCCGGATGCGGCGTGGTGGCAATTTGATGTTTTTTGAGGTAGACCAGTGCGTGGCAATCCGCCCGGTTTAAATGGAGTGTTTCGGTGAAAAAATCGGATTTTGATGAAGACGTTAACGAGCTGAAGACCCTGGTTTCTCGTGCCGCCTATAGCTACAAGCGCTCCAGGGATCGATATCTCGAGCTCATCGAGCTTTGGAAGGACTTAGGGAATAAGCACTTTAACGATCAGGTTACCTTCAAGCTTGAAGAGGATGGCGTGCTCGTGTCCGGAAATGTGTCCGGAAAGCCATTCAGCATTTACTCGACGATGCTGTATCGGGGAGGAGAAGCGCTGCTCGAAGCTCGGATAGCTGTTAAGGAATTTGCTCCTGAGAACGAAGTTCTCGTAGGCAAGTTCCACGTAGGCCCCAATGGCGCCATCTACACCGCCGATGGTGAAGTTGCCCTGTCAAACACCGAAGACCTGCGCGAATACAAAGTCCTCTCCGCGGTCATTCGGCGAGTGCTTGGTGTTAGCAATCCGGGGGTATGACCTCGCACCCGGGGAATCGCTTCAATTCCGCCATACTCGACGATTCGAACTGTCGCGCTAGTTTTGGCGAGATGTAAAAAGCTGGCGCGTCAGGTCGTTGCAGTCGGCGCGCCCGCTCTTCTGGATCAGCAGCAGCCCAGGACAGCGCCATGTCCTGCCAAAGCGCTTGCACCTGATCGTAGCCGTGAGCCTTCACCTCGGCAGCGAGCAGCTTCTTGATCCCGGCTGGCTCTCGAACACAACGTACTCGACACCTAGTCGGGCATCCTCTGCCTTCTTCTTCTCCCTGGCCCGGCGCGAATACTCCGCACCCTTCGCTTTGTCCTTGTTCGCCATAGGCGCCTCCCAAGCCGCTGGGCGGCAGATGAATAAACTGCTGGCGCCGGCCATGCCGAACGCGGTTGGAAATCTTGCTCATGCTGCTTTCTGCTGGACCCAGGCTCCGGCCGCGGTAAACACTTTGGCTGCCTGCGGCTCGTCGAGCGTGGTGTTGGTAGGGATGGCAATCCAGCCGGAGGCAATCCGGTGGTTCGGGTTGGCCGTGCGGCATAGATCGGTGTAGGTCGCCTCAATGACGTCCGTCAGGTGCGAGGCCAGGTAGTTGCCCTCGGTGGCAAACTCCTTCGACTTGTAGTACTGCTCGCCGTCAGGCTTCAGGCACATCACGCTGATGTAGATCGTCCACCGGTGCGCGATGTCGCAGACGGCATCGACGATCTGGCGGCTACGGATCTGCTTGCAGCTCTTCCAGCTCATCATGATCTGCTGACCGCTCGGGTCGATGTTGACCACCGCGACGTGGTTGCTGGAGAGAAGGGCTCGGCAGGCGCGGTCCATCCGCGCCCGGAAGTTGTGAGGCTTGCGCTTGCTCATAAGTCGTCCGCCATCTGGCGCAGCCTCGCCCGATCGGTAGCGGTGGGGCGTCGACGCTTTCGCACCAGGACCGTTTCAGGGTCTATCTTGTCGCTCCTCACAGGAAGCGGGAGAGCAGGGCAGTTACCCAACTGGATCACCTGCCTGCCAGATGCGAAGAAGGCAGCTTTCGCTGCCTCTAGTTGTGCTTGGCGTTCGGCGCCGGCGAGGATGTAGTTGTTAGTCATGCTGCTAGCCCCAGGACGCGATTCTCGCGTTCCTCCAAGATCTCGTAGAAAGTCTTCACGCGTTCCGCGAGCTTGCGGATCATCGCCTCGTCGCGATACGCCCGCTTGATGAACAAAGGCATGCCGGGCCAGTAGCAAATGAAGTCGATCCACTCGCGGTCGGAAACCCATAGGCCGCCTTGGCACTGCGCGACGTGTTCTTTTGGAATCTCGCCGCCCAGGATGACTTCCACCTGCAGCTTCGGCAGTTTTGTTTTTATCTCGGTGAGGCCTTGGGCCCCGACCAGCGAGTCAGGTGAGTAGCCGATGCCGTGGTTCAGAATAATCCCGACCTCGGTGGTCTCGACCTCTTCGCGATCGCGGTAGAGCCGCCGCGCTACAGCTTCGAGCTCATGGCCGCGTTCGGTGTGGCGGTTGCCCTTGAATGTGTCAGCCGCTTCTCCAGTGATCCGCTCACCGATCAGGGTATGCATGTACGTGAAGGCCTCAACGCCAAAACCCGCTTCCCCCTTGCCGTTCACCATGAGGCACGCGAGCTCGGAGCAGGTCACAATGCCAAGGCGCAAGGCCAGCCATTCAGGTGTGCCTTGAGTAATATCAGTGATGATTTGCATCAACGGGCTCCTGCTGAGTGCGATTGGCTGACCTGGTGAGCTTCGCCAGTACCTCGTCGAACTCGGATTTGTAGACGTTCGACGCGCAGCCATACTTTTCAATGAACAGGCCAGCCATCGTTGGGCTGCATTTTTTCAACAGCGCCTCGAGCTGTGCTGCCTGGCGGGAGGTGATGACGGGCTCTTCGGGCGGCTCCGCGTTGCCGTCGGTGTCCTCGTTCGCCATGACGACATTGAAGATGTTCATCGTGAGATAGCGGCGGGCGTAACTGTTGGTGGATCCATGAGCGTGGACGCCGGTCTTGTTCGTCTTACCCCCAATGCCGGTGGCGTCCAGCGGCAGGTCCATCTTGTATTGCCTGGTGTGCCCCTGGTCATGCATCACGTCGCAAATCACCCGAATGTAACCAGCCAGATGGGAGTCGCCGGTACCGAACGAAAGCGAGAAACCTTCTTCAGTGAAGATCGGGCTGATCTCTCGGTCGATGTCTTCCAGTCGGGCGTAGGTGCTATTGGTCTGAACATTAAGCGCCCGTCGGGCAACCGGTTTTATCCGCCGTTGTGCGCGGACCATGGCAGCGTTGAAAGCAGCCGAGGCTTGGCGGTCGACAAAGCGCTCGTGCATCTGCATCAGGCGCTCCATCTTGTCGACGTCCACTGCCGGGTCAGCCGCGGCGCGTTGAATCATTTGAATCATCATGGACGATTCGGTGGCTTGTACCGCTCCGGCGGGAGCGTCCAGAAGCTGGGTTTCATTCTGCCGTTCGGCCAAGGCTGCATTGCTCATGGCTACCTCAATACTGGATGGTGATATTGGGAATTTTGCGCTGGATGACGAGGGTGATCGCTTGCTTGGCGCATTCCTCGGTCATGCCCCCTTCGACAAAGGCGTCCAGGGCAGCACGATTGATGACGCGGCGGTGCTCTTCATCCCGTTCCCGGGCTTCTTGCTGCCGAAGAATCTCGGTGGCAGCGGCGTCAGCGCGACGGCGCTCGTCTTCGCGAGCCTGCTGGGCTGCTTGTTCGGCGCGACGTGAAGCTTCTTGGCGGTGCTGCTCTGCCTGTCGCAGTGCGGCTTGTCGATCTGCTTCGGCCTGTGCAGCGGCGCGCTCTGCCTTTTCGGCCAGCAGCTTCAGTTCCAGCTCGCGACGGTCGGCCGCTGCCTTGGCTTCCTGCTCTCGGCGGTGTGCGGCCTCTCGTTCAGTCTGGGCTTTTTGCTCGGCTTCCAGGCGAGCTTTCTCGGCCGCCTCGCGAGCGATTCGCTCTTCACGGTCTTTCTTCTCGCGGGCATCGGCCTCGGCGCGCAGACGGGCCAGTTCGGCCTGTTCAGCTTCGTAGCTATCCCGCTTCACCAGGGCGGCGCGCAGAGCAGTCACCACCTTGTCCTTCTCACGGGCTGCCTCTGGCTCAAACTCCTCCCAGTGCTCGCCGAGCTCCACGCTTTCGGCGTCACTGATCAGACCCTTGAGCTGCGCCGAGCTGAGTTCGGCCAAGCCTTCCGCCAACGACTTCAATCGATCCAGTTGCTCGTTGTGCCTGTCCACCCTGGCATCTTCTGCGGCCTGCCACTCGTTCAGCGGGCGGCGAACCTCCTCCTGCCAGGCATCGAGGGTGTCACGCATCCGCTTGCGCTCGGCATCGATCTTCTTCGGGATTTCCTTGAGCTCGGCGACCAAATCCTTGCCAACGTTGTCCAGCGCCGTTTTGGAGCGGGCCACGCTATAGGCGATCGAGGCGATTGCCTCGCGGCCCTTGCGGGTCGTGACATCCGGTATGAATGCGTCGATTTCGTTGCGAATCTTCTGGAGGAACGGATCCAGGCCGTTGGCGGCCTGAAACACCTGGAGGGCCGTCTCTTTCGGTGGAACCTCGACGAGCTGTGTTTGCGCAGACATTGAAATACCTCGCGCCAGGGCGGCGCCTGCGGTTGGGAAGCGGGAAAGGGGGAATGCCAGGTCACGCCCGTGAAGTAAGGCGGACGCCCTGGCTGCCGGTGATGGTTGCGCGCTCTTGCCGGCTTACGCTCCCGAATGGGTACGGTTATCCCCGAAGGGCCCGCCGTGCTCGGGTGTGATTCAGGAAGTGATGCCGCCAGCCAGCGAGCTCAGCAGCATCCAGAGAGCAAAGAAGGTGATGGCGAAGAACGAGCCGCGCCAAGTGGCGATTCGGCGGGCCCGCTGGAAGGAGGTCACTGTCGACGACCGAGGTTGATCGGCCGGCGCTTCAGCCAGTCGGCCTTGATCGGGTAGGGCAGGTCAGCGACGCGCATTCCGACCGGGAGTTGCAAGGTGCCGCGGACCTGGGCGGCCTTGGCTTCTTCGAGCTGCTCGTCGATGAGCGATTTCACAACTGGCGTAGTCATGCAGCCTCCTGGCGCCCGTCAACGATCTTGTTGAGGCGTGCGCAGTAGTGTTCGAATTCTTCAATCGTGATGCGCTCGTCCTTCATCATCTCGACCAGTTGGCGCTGGATGGTGGCGGCGAAGTTGACTGGGCTACTTGGATGAGCGAGGGCTTCGAGCTGCTGGTCGATGAGGACGTAGGGGCTCATTCCGCAGCCTCGGCTTCAGCGATGAGGGCGTCCTTGGCAAGCGGCTCCAGCAGCGTGCGGGCAAGTTCCCGAAGCTTGTCGTCGTCATCCAGGATTTCAGCGGCAGCGGCCTGGCCTTCCGATTTCCAGCCGGCGCGGGCAGCCAGGTAGAGGCGACCCAGGACGGAGCCGCTCTCGGTGGACCAGAGCAGCAAGGTGCTCAGGTGCTCGTCAACTGCTCCGGCAAACTGTTCGAAAGTCACGCTTTGCTTGGGATGGCCGTGGCGCTTGAATTCCACGTCGACGCCGCGCAACAGATCTTCCGTAGCGTTGTCGATCCAGATGCGTTCAGCTTCACCGTCATCTGGCTCGTCCGGCTGGCGGTTGTCCCATTCGTGCTGAGCGGACTGCAGAGCTGCGTTCATGTTGCCTCCAGGGAGGGACCGCATTGGTCAGGCACCAAGCGCGGGTGACCAAACCCAGCCGTGAAATGCTGGCTTGGTACCTGCCAATGCGGTCGAAGGTGAAGGGGAGATGGGGCAGGCGCCCGGCGCTACCCGGGATGCATCTGGTCTGGCCTGTTAGGGCCCCGGATTCGCCTGCGTAAAGGGGGAGTGCAATTCAATTGCGTGGTGGAGAACCTGCGGCAGCTACTGCATCCCGGAGCGCCTGCAACTGGTCGGTAGGGAGGCCGAAAGATTTGTCCTGCGGGATAGCCAGGAGCAGTGCATCGGCTGCAGCGTGAATGGCCTCAAGCTTCGGCCGGGAAATCGACGGCCCGCGCATAGTGCCGGCGGTCACCTTGGTCTTCCCTTTGGCTTGAGCCTTCTGGAGCTCGGCTCCAAGCACCTTGCCGGCTTTGTCTCCGTGCGCCCTGACTACCTGAGCGGCAGTTGTTGCTGATACTTGGCCGGCGGCGACCAGGCTCTGTACGTCGGTGTTTGCATTGCCGACGGTAACGACCTGCTCGACATGCTGACGAGTCTTGCCGACCTTTTTCGCGATCTGGTCCACGGTCCAGCCGAACGCCCTGAGCCGTTTGTAGCCCTCGGCCAGTTCGAGCGGGGAGAGCTTCTCGTTCTCCTGACTGCTGATGATCCGAGCCACGCGATCTGCGTCGCTGCCTTCGAATGCGGTGACGGCGACCCAGGCTTCAAGGATGCTTGGATCGTCTTTGTTCGGCGTACGAGGTAGGCGACCAGCCTTGTCCAGCTTGATCAGGGCGCGCCGCCGACGGTGACCGTCAACGATCCACACGCCACCTTCTGCCCGAGGTCGAACTTCAAGGGCCGGGATCTGACCGCCGTTGGCGATGAACTCGGCCAGAGCGTCGATGCTTGCTTCGAGCGCTTCGCCTTCGATGCGCAGGTTGAAGCCCGACTCTTCATGAAGGTCTTCGAGCTGCACCTTCATGGCGTCGGCGCGCCGCACCTCGCCATCCTTGATCATTTGCTTGAACGATTTGGCCATGCAATTAACTTCCAGTTGATGGGCTGCATTGGTGTGTAACCCGGCTCGCGGATTCGAACCGCGTCAACCGGTGTAGCCCTCGCCGCTGATCAAGCGGCCTTGCCGGGTCACACACCGATGCAGCCTGGTGATGGGGGGCCAGGTGAATCGGGCAGTTAACGTCAGGCTGACGTGGCGCTGGTTGTTCAGGCGGCTGTTTGTACGGATGCCGCTTGGATGCGCTGTAGATTTCGCAGGTAGTACAGGGATGCTTCGATTTCACTTTCCGAAAGATCCCGGCCGAGTTCGCTTCGACGGATTCCGATGGAGAAGATCACGCTGCCATGGGATGGCGCCATGCCGTAGCTGCATTCAACAAATTGGCCGTGCCAGTGCGCGTAGCTCTTGGTGCCGAAGTACGTCCTCTTCAGCGCGGCCGCGCCATTGGCGAGATCGTCGACAGCCTTCTGAAGTGCGAAAGCCCTGTCGTTGCCGGCCTTATCGTAGGAGCCACGAACCTCAAGCACCGACTCGGCAATCTTCAGCGCGTCCAGGTCAAGGCCGTCGGCCGATGCCGCGATCAGCCGGTTCGTTTCTGCCAGATCCTTGCTCAGGTTGTCCATTTGCTTCTTGTGTCGATCGTTTTCTTCGCCGATCAGCGCGGTCAGGCTGATTCGCTGTCTTTCCAATTCTGCAAGCTTCATGTCCTATACCTCTGTTCGGTTGATTTCCCGTCTGGCCCTGTCTCCAAGGCCAGCCAGTGAAATCGTCATGGCAGTAGCGGTGCCAGCGCCAAGCGTGTGTGCAGTCGAGCGCGGTGGTAGTGGAAAGCTCGGATCATTTCGGCTTTCGCTGGCCCCCAGCCGGCACCTTCGCGGCACTCGGCCATGAAGCCCATGAGGTTGATTGCTACGCCGCGAGCACGACGAGCCTTGAATTGCTCCATGGTTTCGCCTTCGGTGCGAAGCTGATTGAAATTGCGCATGTCGTGTTCCTCCAGTGGATTCCCAAAGCACCCGGTCGCCCAGGTGCTTCAGTGAATCTCGTGGTGTTTCTACGCACCCGCTTACCAGGTCATTCACTCAGTTCGGTCAACACCTCGTCCGCCGTCGCAGTGGGCTGCGCGTTGGCAGGCTTTCGGGCCTGTCGGATCGCTGGTCGCCGGTAGAGGCAAGTGCGGTTTTGTTCATCGGTTTACTGACCTCCCACCGATGGAGCCGGGAGTGACCTAACCGGCTGGGCCGGGTAGTCGGGCATGGCGCTGGCTGTTAAAGAGCGGCGGCCTGTGAGGGCCTCTGCAGTCCCTCGTGAGTGACTGCGGTGTTGAGGCAAATACCACGCAATGTGTTTTTTTTGTCAACACGAAATGTGATTTATTTTCGAAGCCGTGTTGAAATTCTTCCAAGCGAAGCGTGTTCACCTTTCACAAGGCGTGATGTATGCTCTGCTCGGTACTGGATGTATGTACAGTTAATGGAGGAAGGAATGGCGAAGCAGAAGAAGTCGGCGCCGCAGTCGCGGCAGGAAATGACCGGACTGGAACGCCTGGGCCTGCGGGTATCGTCGATGATCAACCACCCAATCGCGCAGGCTCAGCGTTGGGTGACGATCCATCGCCTGGACACGGACGGTGACATGGAGTGGGAGGAGGTGATGGGGCTGCTGGCCGAAACACCAGAGCTGGACCTGACGTTCAATGACGACGAGAGCGTGACCGTTCGGTGGGAGCCGCAGAGCGCAGACGATCGAGACGACCTGGTCGCGGAGCGAGATTGGGAGGAGGAGAGGGTGGAGGAGGAGGCGCCTTTCTGATCGAAAAAGGCTCTCTGAATGGTGATGGCGCACTGCTACAATGCGTCATCTCAAAACGGAGCATCGCAATGAAAAGGACTGCTACTGCAGCGCTTGCCGCCCTGTTACTCAGCGGATGCGCAGTGGGCCCTACCTGGCAAGCAACCGGAAGCACGGATGAGTTCACCGACAAGACCACCATGATGGTTACCACAAGTGAATTTCCATCGTCCGGCTCAATCGTGACCAGGTCGCTCCATTTCTATCCAGTGGTGCGCAAGGAAGGCGATGAGATCTTCGTCGGACTCATGTCCGGGGGCCGATTCAAGATCCCAGTGGGTACAGTGCAGCTGCGTATTGATCAGAATGAAGCCTGGACGATAACACCGCAGGAAACCCCGGTAAGCATGATGCCTTCGGCCCCTCAATACACTCTGAACCTGCCACCTGAGCAGGCAGCTCTCGTGAAGCAGACCCAAGACCAGGCCATGCTCAATGTCACTCAGCTGATGAGCCCATATACCATCACTGGCGGCGACAAGGCCAAGAAAATCCTGAAGCAGATGCTCGCCGGGCATACATTGAAATACCGGACGGTTGGCATCAATCAGGCAGCGTCTACAACTGGCGAAGTGCTGATAGATCCAACTCTGGCCCAATCGCTCAGGAAGATCGGAATAAGCCCAGAATCGCTCTAAGCTACCCACAAAAAAGCCCGCACTTGCGGGCTATGGCTTCTCAGGGCTTGTAGAGCCAATCACGGGCCTCAGCGAGCGAGCGTAGTTCTTTTGACTTTCGCCTGATGTCGCCCTTCCCATTGCCTTCAAAATCAATGATAGCGTGCTCTTTGAAAGGAGCTGGATCGGGTAAAGCTGGAAGTTCCAACGCTGTACATTCGTCCACAGTGACTGCCAGAACACCCACCGAGCGCAGTCCAAGTGTATCTACGAAATGTTCGTGAGCCTCAGGCGGCTCAATCAGATCTCCATCATAGCAGGATAGCTTCATCTCATCCTTGGGCGTAGGGCTGAAAGCTTGAGAGGTGATTCGGCCGTCCTGAATCCAGTTTGGATTTATCTGACGCAGAAGACGCGTGTTTCCTTTCATCAAATCTCTCCCTTTGCAGCCTTAGAAATCAGGTCGATCAGACTTTGCAGGTGCTCAGGGTCACTCAAGTCGAACACTTCTTCGATTTCTTGTTTGGTCTGGGTATTGAAACAATGCACATCACCCTGGAGCGCTCCAAGGTCAATGTTCATGCTCATGTCTTGGTTAGCCGTTCTCCACTCAAGCAGAATTCCTCCATCCTCCGTTGGATAGATGTAAGGAGTTGGCAGAGTGGCCGGATAGCTTGTAGCGAAAAATGATTCGAGCCAATCGAACTCAGATTTGCTAGGGACGGAGCCTATACCGTCGAGCCACCCAGGTCTCAAAAGCCTGAGCTCATCAATTCGTGCTAAAGGATCATTGGTGTCGATGATGACAGCATCCTCAATCATGTCGAATGAGTCTAGCCGCTCGTGGCGGTCAAATCGAGCAACACCCGAGATCGAAACCTTCACTCCTTTCCTATAGCCACTCGTTGCCTCGAGGATGGTATCGAGGTGGATTGCATCTACAGATGACGTAATTTTCCGGCCAGTCGGCAACTGAAGCTCAAAGCTCATTTTCGCTTGATCAAGCTCTGAAACCAGCCCGCGAACGGTCACCTCCTCAGTGATCTCCTCATTCTGCGATGCGAGCAGGAGGCGTCTGCGCGTTAGCTTGGTGAGCCTTGCTGGCCTCGCTTCTCCTGGAAAGAACTCAAGAATCTCCCCGTCACGCAACCCTCGCCCAAAACGATCAAAATATCCGAGTAGATTCGCCGGGAGCTGAGTGATGGGTTCATTGTGTTCCGCCGCATCAATCGCTCTGCCAATAGCGTTTGCTGCTCGGTAAAAGAAGTCTTCATTGGCAGCTGGGAACAGCCCTGCGGAGGGATCTTCGTATTCGATGACGATCGCTGGGCAGGCGCTGCCTTTTTTCACTTCGGACAAAGCCAGGGTCAGCGGGCTTGTGAAACCCTTCGGCGAGCGTTGCCGGCCATTGTCTTGGACATAGATCCATTTTGCGACGGCGATCAGAAATTCCTCTAGGACCGCAAGGTCTTTGAGCAATTCTAACGGGATCGTATGGTCATCGAATCGTTTGCCGACCAATCTCGGCTCAATCAGAGGGCGCTTCATGAGTTATCCGTTTCTCGTAGCTGATTTGAAGTCCACCCTCAAGTGGAGTGGGGGTTGTGGCTTCATACTAAATGGGCATTCCACACCAGTAGAACCCGTGCCTGAATGTAGGTCATATCCCTACGGATCAGCCGATCCTTGTGCCGAGGGTTGTCCGAAATCATCTCGAAGTGCTCCTCATCAGCCACCTGCAGGCGCTTGATGTAGAGAAGGTCATCCCAGACGAAGAGGTAGATCCCGTCGCCCACGAACTCGCGGACGTTGATGTTCACGATCAGCGGGTCGCGGTGCTTGATGGTGGGCTCCATCGACTGGCCCCAGCCGGTGACCAACTTGAGGTGGAAGTGCTCTTCGAACTCAACGCCCAGCTCCCGTAGATGGCTCGGGCTGACGCGGATGTCCTTGAGCAGCTCTGGAAAGTCGTGCGCGCTCTGACCACCGCCCATCGATGCCCGGACATCGTAGTGGGCAATCCAGACCTCATCACCTACCAGGCCTGGGCGGGAGAAGTCAGCCTCAATCACGTTTGACGGTTGCGGCTCCTCAGCTGCTGCGAGAAGCCGGCGGCGCGCCTCTTCTGAAAAGCCTTTTCCGCTCTTCGCGAGCATCTGCTTCACAAGATCGACCATGCTCCGCTCAGGTGCGGCAGTTGGTTCAGGCGCCGGCGAATTCAGGAGCAGCTCGGACTGGTCCACGCCCAAGGCTGCTGCCATCGAGGCGATATCGGCCAGGGTCGGCTCGCGAGTGCCGACCTCATAGTTGCCAACCCGGGATTGGGATTTCCAGCCGCAGGCCTCCGCAAGCTGGGCCTGGGACATCCCTTTGGCTTTTCTCAGGCGCTTGATGCGCTGGCTCAATGATTCGTTCATGCGCGGAATTTCATCACGAAACGAAATACCCGGCTTTCACTTATTGTGATTGCAACTAACACGATGCGTGTTTATCCTTCGGTCATCAATGGAGGAAGACCGTATGAACCAAGTCCGAACGATCCGCGAAAGGGCTGGCGTTACCCAGGCAGCGCTGCGCCGTCAGCTCGGCTGGAATCAGTCCCGCCTGGCGAATTACGAATCAGGCCTCAGGAACCCAGGCCTTCAAGAGGCACGCCAGATCGTGGAAGCGCTGAACGTCCTGGGAGCCAGTTGCGCCCTCGATGATGCGTTCCCGCCGGCACAAGTCGCCGCCTAACCAATTCCAACTGCAAGGAGCTACTCCCGCATGTACGCCAACCGCAATCACCTGCATGACCGCGAGATCAAGGTCCGGGTCGATGAGGACACGTTCAATTTGATCCAAGCGCTTGCCGCGTACCACCGCACCCAGCGTGCCGTGCTGTGCCGCGAACTGCTCGAAGCGCAGCTGGCTGCCCTGGCTTCGGAGAATACCGGCGATCAGACCGCAGCCTGAAGGCCGCGAGGAGGCCCTATGCCGACCGAACAATTCGGTCTGGATCCGGGCTCGATGGAATTGCTTGAGCGAGAGGCGATGAGAAGGGGGGTAACCCCGGAAGCGCTTGCTGCCGAGTTGATCGATCGAGAGCTGGCCAGCCGAACGAAACCTCGAAACGCGAGGGGGACGGTCACGCCGTTCCAGCGCAGGGCCTGACCAGGCCCTGATAAGCCCGGAGAGCGGGCATCTACTGCTGCCCAAAGTAGGCAGCTATCCACCTCAGCGTTACGGGGGAAATCATGCATACCCGTGCACATCCTTTCAGCCAAGCCTCCTTCCAGCTGGCGCCGTCAGCGAAGAAGGGCTGACATGCAATACACCGTCACGATCAACCAGGCGAAGGCGCTCGAGTGGGGGCTCAACTCCCAGCAGGCGTTGCTCTTCGCGTTTGTCTACGAGGTACCCAGCTGGGCGAACTCGATGAAGACTGACGCAGGGATTTTTTACACCCTCAGCAAAGCGAAGATCATCGAGGAACTGCCGCTGCTGACCGACAAGCCTGACACTGCGTACCGCCTCTTGAAGGCGCTGAGCGAGGCCGGCTTGATCGAACTATCGAGCACTTCCAGCGTCACGCTGATCAGGCTGACCGCGAAAGGGAAGGAGTGGAACCGAAAGCAAGATGGGTCGGAAAAATATCCGACCTCTAAGAAGGCGAGGGTCGGAAAAAAATCCGAGGTGGTAGGTCGGAAAAAAATCCGATCTGGGTCGGAAAAATCTCCGAGCGAGGTCGGAAAAAAATCCGATCCAAGGTCGGAAAAATCTCCGACAAATCAGGATACCAGTGATCATGGTACCAATCAGGGTACCAGTCACAGTTTGCAGGACGCTCCGGCTGCGCCGCAGCAACCTGCCGTGCTGGCGGTCGTTCCGGTCGAGACGCCACGGTGTGAAATCCCAGCCGACATGCCGGGCCCGAAAGATCCATCCTGCAAGACCTACAAGTCCTGGGCCAACTACGCGATGGCCTACCGCAAGCGCTATGACGCCTGGCCAGTATGGAACGCTCGGGTCGCAGGACAGATGGGTCAACTCGTCGACCGCTTGGGCGTCGCTGTCGCACACCACGTCGCTGCTTTCTTCGTGGGCATCAACGACTCCAAGCTCATCAACGGCTGCCATGGACTTGGCGACTTGCTTGCGAGGGCTGAGGCCTACCACACCCAGTGGGCGACCAACCGCCAGATGAATTCGACGACGGCCCGTCAACTGGAGCAGACCCAAGCCAACCTGAACGCCGGCCTCGAGGCCGCGCAGCGAATCATGGACCGCGCCGGAGGTCAGTCGAATGAATTCCTCTAACCGCATGGCGCCCGACCAGATTGCCCGCTTGGCTCTGGCCATCTGCGCAACTGCCGAGGCTTTGGGGCAGACCGTCACGCCGACGGCAGCCGAAGTCATGGCCGACGACCTGGCTGACTTCCCTCCGGATGTCGTCGCCGCTGCGCTCAAGTCCTGCCGCCGGGAGCTGACTACTCGGCTGACCATGGGTGCGATCTTGCAACGCATCCAGGCTGCTGACGGCCGCCCAGGGAAGGACGAGGCCTGGTCCATAGCGCTTTCCGCCAGCGATGAATTCGAAACCGTGGTGCTGACCCAGGAGATTCGCCAGGCCATGTCCGCTTCGAACCCCATCCTTCGGGCCGGCGACAAGGTTGGAGCACGCATGGCGTTCATTAGCTCTTACGAGCGCTTGGTCACTTTCGCGCGATCCGAAGCCAAACCGGTGAAGTGGGAGGTCTCTCTGGGCTGCGACCCCCAACGGCGAGTCACCGCGATCGAGGGTGCGGTTCGTTCGCAGTTAATCAGCCACGAAACCGGAACCCGGTATCTGGCTGACCTTCGCCTCGAACCGATCACCAGCGAAGGGCAGGCCATCGCTGGCTTGCTCACCGGCGAGGTGCGCCCGCAGGTGTCGCCTGAGCTTCGCGCAAGGCTGGACCAGGTCCGCGCAATTCTCTCGGCGAGCAATATCCGGAAGGACCAAGCCCGTCGCAAGGAGGCTCAGCGCCACCGCGTCGAAATCTATCTCCGTAAGCGTGAAACACGAACTGCGATCGCCAACTATCTCGGGAGCGCCCAATGAAACCACTGATCACTTTGCAAATGCAGCCTTGCCCAGTCAGTTGCGTATCTACCTGCATGGCGATGATCGTCGAGCGGCCGGCGGCCGACTTGATCAAAGAGTTCCACCAGGCCTACCGGGATGGTGCCATCACGCTTCGCAACATGCTGGAGTTCCTCGGCGTTGGCTACACCGCGTTCTACAGCGTGGACTGCCCGCCGTTGGCTGACGAAGGCGTGTATCTGTGCACAGCGCCGTCGCTGAACATCCAGGCAGGAAATCACCAGATACTGATTGAGGTTACGGACGGCGGCTACTTCGTCTTCGACCCGGTCCAGGGGCGCGAGGGCCGGATGTTCTATGTCGCCCGGGGTAAGGGCGAAGGTGACCCACTCGCAGTTGACCTCGGTGGGTTCGTGGTCGATGCCTTCATCTCGCGAGACTGGATTCTTTCTGCTCGCAATGGGCAGCCTGCGGAGGCCGCATGACCGAGAAGATCAGCGTCAACAGCCAGGCCAAACTGTCCGAGGCCGTGACCATGCTCACCCGCATGTTCCGCGACAAGAAGTTCGTCGTGGTCAGCATGCGCCCGGGCAAGGACCGCACCCTGGACCAGAACGCTCTTTGGTTCGCGATGTACGAGCGGATCGCGAAGTCCACCGAGATGGGTGATGTGGAGGACGTCCGCCGATACTGCAAGCTTCACCACGGTGTGCCGATCATGCGCTCGGCCAGCGCCGAGTTCCGTGAAGGCTACAACCTGGCGCTGCTGCACCTGCCGTACGAGATCAAGCTCCGCTGGATGGGCGCTTGCGCCATGTTCGGTCCCGACGGGTTCCCGGTGACTCGCCTGTTCAATCGCGAGCAGGGTTGCATGTACACCGATCGCATCGCTGTCGAGTTCACAGCCAAGGGCGTGTTCTTCGGTGATCTGCTAGGGGAGGAGGCCGCATGACCCTGGCCAAGGAGATCAAGCCGAAGAAGTGCAGGGCGCCAGGTTGTGGAAAGCCCTTCAGGCCAACCATGAGCACCCAGAAGGTGTGCAGCATCGCTTGCGCCCGAGCCATAGCCAAAGACCCGAAGCTCCAGAAGATCGCGGCTAAGGCCATCACCAGGCAGGCCCGGGAAGACCTCAAGGAGAGACGGGAGAAGCTCAAGGATCGGCGCGAGCATATAGCCGAAGCACAGAAGGTGTTCAACGCGTACATCCGCGAGCGAGACGCTGGCCTGCCATGCATCAGCTGCGACTCGCTCCCAAGCGACCAAGACCTCATCACCGGCAGCCGCTGGGATGCCGGCCATTACCGGTCGGTAGGCGCTTGCCCGGAGCTGCGCTTCGAGCCGCTTAACGTCCACCGGCAGTGCGTCAAGTGCAACCGGAACCTGTCGGGTAACGCGATCGAGTACCGCATCCGCCTGGTGAAGCGTATCGGCGCCCACCAGGTCGACTGGCTAGAAGGGCCTCATAAGCCCCAGCGCCTGACCATCGAAGACCTGCAGGCCATCAAGGCGCTGTACAGGCAAAAACTTAAGGACCTTAGGAGGGCAGCAGCATGATCTACTCGAATGTATCCGGAGCAGTGGTTGCCGCCCTGGCGGCAGGTGAGAAAGGCGCGGCGAAGGGCCAGGCCTGGCAGAAGCTTTACAACCCGAACGAGGAGGAGGGCGGCTGCCTCGCTTCGCTGTCGTCCACCAGTGGAGATCTGGACCGAACCCAAGTCGACTACTGGTTGGCGGCGCGCATTCACCACCAGCTGATCCCGCGTCACTGGGACGCCTTGGTGGCGAAGTACGGCACCAGCAAAGCAATGAAGGTCAAGGCGATCGCTGCGGTGAAGCCGTTGATCCCGAGCCCCGCCAAGCCACTGTTCGTGTTCAAGGCAGTCACGGCCTGGGCCATTCCTAAGCTACCAGGGGCATCGCGAAAGGGTGGCAAGGCGGTATCTGTGGACATTCCACTGGATACTCCGGCATGGCGTCGAGAGGCCCTCATCAGGGCCGCGGTTGCTGCTGGAGTCGCTGGCAAGAAGCGCGTCGAGGCCGTGGAGGAAGATGTGATCATCCTGCCCGACAGTTTCTACGACATGAACACATGGGATCTGGATGCCGCACCTGAGTCCACCCGGCGGCGCTGGAGGGCAGATATCAACGAGAGGTTGAACGAGCTGGTGGCAGAAGCGCTAGGGGAGGTTCAGCGCATTCTGGAAGCAGAAGGGTTGCTCATGAGTCACGCCGCGTAATTGGCTGTTGACACCGGTGAGCGATTGAGCGAAATTATCACCATCCTGTCATTCCTGCGCGTGTTGAGGAGTGGCACACATAACCCGGCCATCGTGTCGGGTTTTTTGTTGCCCGTAGGAAAGCGCATGCGGTTGTCTACCACGGCTATTTCAAGCATCTTCGCCGCTGATCGCTATAACAGCCAAACCTCGCGGCATAGGCGCCAAAAAAGTGGTTGAAAGGTGCTGAACGTTTTGATCTCACTTTGCTTCTGATAGTTTGCTAACAAACAACCATGGAAGACCGTGATCATGAAAACTTTTATCGCTGCGGCGATTTTCAGCCTCTTTGCCGCCTCAGCTGGCGCGGCCGAACTCTCTGGCGCCATCGGCGCAACTGGCCAAGGTGGCATCACTGCCCGCATAGGCCTTGGCTTCAACTGGGATAAAACCTGGCTCGAGTCGAGCACCGGGCGCCTAACTGGCTACTGGGATGCAGGTTACACCTACTGGGAAGCAGGCGATGCTTCTGGTGGTGCGCATTCGCTGTCCTTCTCCCCGGTCTTTGTTTATGAATTCGGCAGCGGCAACGTGAAACCATTCGTTGAAGCGGGCGTCGGTGTGGCGGTGTTCTCCGGCACATCAGCAGGCGATCAGGAGTTCGGTTCTGGGTTCAACTTCGAAGACCGGATCGGTGCAGGCCTGAAGATCGGGGAGACCCAGAAGGTGGGCATCCGAGCCATTCACTATTCCAACGCTGGCATAAAGCAGCCCAACGACGGTATCGAGTCGTACTCGCTC